GTAAAAGAACACGGACACACAGAATTAGAAGCGTGGGTCCAATCCAAGATTACAAAGAGTGCTGATTACTTAAACTCTGTTGCTGGTTGGTTAGATAGTCACGATGGACTAGATGACAAAATTGGAACAGACGATGATAACATTTGAGGAATAAAAAATGATATTACTAAGTGAACTACTAGACGAAGATGGTGAAGCTGCTGCACAAGCTAAACAGATGGGTCTTATCTCAAAAGGATGGGGCCGATGGGCCGACCCAAGAACAGGTAAGGTCACACACAAAACCGATGGTGGGCAACTAGTGGCTGTAGACCCACAACAACAAGAACCAAGTGGTGGTCAAGAACCAGACTTAGATAAAGTTGCACAAGATTTGGACAAATCAAAAAATACTGACAACGTTGCACAAGACTTAGATAAAAAAGAACCCAACTTTACACGCGACACGGGCCCAGGCGAATCCCCATCGGGTCAAGAGGCAAATAAACAACGTATTGATAGTTTCTTAGATAAAGTTTCTACTGTTAAAAATAAGGATAAAGCTGCAAAACTTATTCATAATAAAATTCAACACATAGATAAACAATGGACGGGAGTTTTTGATACTACACCCAAAGACCCAATGTATAAAAATTATGGTGATGCTGACTTTGAAGATGATTTATATAATTTGGAAAAGGGTTATAAAAAAATTGTTGGTAAACCATACAACGCAAAAGATTTTGCTGATAAAGGAACCGCCGTTGCAGTCCGAAATACTGACGACGTTGTAAAAAACCTATCGGATAAAGATCTTGAAAAAAGAATGAATAAACTCAGTGATTATATGGACGATCTTAAACGGGATATGCGTGGTGCTACTGGAAATTATAAAGAAAAATATGAAAAGGCTACGAAAGATCATAGAAAAGCCTTTAAAGTATATCACGACGAATTACAAAGAAGACAACAGGCTGGAAATAAATACGATGACCCCAAATATAAAAAGGGTGATTGGTGGGATGATCCAGAACTTCAAGATGAACCAGATGATTGGTATGAAAAACCTTGGCCTGCTGATTGGCACAGCGACCCCGACTTTAGACAAAAGCTGATGGCTAAGACTGCTGCCGATAGAGCGGCCAAGAAAGCAAAGAGAGATGCCGAATTTAAAAAAGATAATGAAAAGTGGGCTGATGCTCGTGCAAAGAAATTTCAATCAAGAGCAGACCACCAAAGAGCATCTGATATGTCTACTGGAAATCCAAAGCATGACAAATTTTTAAATACGGTTGAGGATAAGGTCAGAAATCTAGATGTTAATGTTGGTGATACATATTCACCAGAAGAATTTGCAAAAAAATCTGGTATTAGCCCAGACCAACAAAAAGCATATCACAAATTATATAGGTCAACAGAAACTTGGGAAGTCCCAGCGTTTGAGTTGATTCCGGGCAAGGACGGAAAGACTTCTGTATTCATTCCTGACCCACAGGATGTCTAATAAAATTGTAACAAATAAAAAATAAGACTTGACTTAAATACTAAACTTTATTATATTACTAGAGTAGTAAAAATTAAACCCTAAACCATAAGGAGAAAAACTATGGCTCTTGACATTTCTGCACTTCGTGCTAAGCTCAATACCTTCCAAGGACAGGGACAACGTTCCTCTGCATTCTGGAAACCCTCGGCGGGAAAGACGATTGTTCGTATCGTTCCCCTCACCGACCGCCCGGAGAATCCGTTCTCTGAGCTTTACTTCCATTATCTTGGAAACAAGACTCACCTAAGTCCTATGACTTATGGTAATCGTGACCCGATTGCCGAATTCGCCGATAACCTTCGTGGTGATGGTAGTCGTGAGTCTTATCAGCAAGCCCGTGAGTTTATGCCTAAGCTCCGTACTTTTGTTCCCGTAGTTGTTCGTGGTGAAGAGGATGAAGGTGTCCGCTTCTGGTCATTCGGTAAGACCGTTTATCAAGAGCTTCTACAAATTATCGCTGACCCCGACTATGGTGATATTACTCACATTGAGACAGGTCGTGATATTACCGTCACTTATATTCCACAGGAACAGAGTGACACCAATTTCCCGAAGACTTCGGTGATGGCCAAGCCTAACCAGACTCCTCTCAGTGAAGATGCTCGTCTGGTTGAGAATTGGACCACAAGTCAACCAGACCTTCGTTCTCTGTATAAGGAACCTTCCTTTGAAGAACTCAGTGCGTTCCTCAAGAGATACCTTGACCCCGATGGTGCGGTTGATGCTCCTGAGACGAGTGTAACACAACAGGTAACCACACCTGTTGCTGCTGCTCCTCAACAGACAAGTGCTCCCGTTAAGAGTGCTGTTGATGAGTTTGAATCGCTCTTCGCAGAGTAATAAATGCCAATAAAGAAAAAGGTTGATACACCCGACCGTGATGAGTTAGCACAGACTATTGCAGATAGTCTTAACTCAATGATGAAAACTGATGGTCAGGTAGCCTACTTTCTTGACGGTGGTGAAGATACCCCAATTGATTTAGATGATTGGGTTTCCTCTGGAGCCACCATGTTGGACCTTGCTATCAGCAATCGTCCACATGGTGGTTTTCCGGTGGGGAGGATTGTAGAATTAACGGGTCTTGAACAATCTGGTAAAAGTCTTCTCGCCGCTCATGCCATCGCCAGTACACAAAAGGCTGGTGGTGTAGGTATTTTGATTGACACAGAGTCTTCGGCTAACGAAGAGTTCTGGCGTTCTATTGGTCTTGATATGACTAAGATGGTATATGTTCAAGCAGATGCCCTTGAGGATGTGTTTGATATGATTACCAATGTTATTGAAAAGGTCAGGAAAGCCGACAAGGATAAGTTGGTCACAATCGTGGTTGATTCAGTTGCTGCCGCTTCTACCAAGAAAGAGATTGAAGCCGACTTTGGTAAGGATGGTTATGCTACAGATAAGGCAATTATTCTCAGTAAGGCTATGAGAAAGATTACCAATCTACTAGCAAAACAAAGAGTTCTACTAATCTTTACCAACCAGTTGAGACAGAAGATGAACGCTATGCCATTCGGTGACCAGTATACAACGAGTGGTGGTAAGGCAATCCAGTTCCACGCCTCTGTTCGCCTCCGACTTGCAACTACAGGTAAGATTAAGAATAGTAGTGGTGATGTGATTGGAGTAACCGTGAAGGCTACGGTTCAGAAAAATCGTTGTGGACCCCCACACAGAGTCGCTGAGTTTGATATCTATTTTGACCGTGGTATTGATGATTATTCATCGTGGTTAAAGGTTATGAAACAAAATAAGATTATTAAACAAAGTGGTGCTTGGTATTCATTTACCGATGATAGTGGTGAGGAACACAAATTCCAATCAAAAGATTTCCCAGAATTCCTAGAAGCTGATTTGGAAAGAAAGGAAATGTTTTACAATGAAATCTGTGAAAAGATAATTATGTCTTATCGGTCCACAGATGTTAAACCAATCTTTGAAGAAACAAGTGAGGAATAAAATTGACTGAAGAACTGTTGAAAGCATTTAATAATATGTTGAGTGAGCGGGAAGAACAAGAAAGTCTTTCTCTTAATGACCGTGTTCTTATCATTGATGGAATGAATACCTTTATCCGTAGTTTTGCAGCAATTCCAACTATGGATGACAATGGTAATCACATTGGTGGTGTAACTGGCTTCCTTCGTTCGGTAGCATTTGCTATTCGTCAGGTCAATCCTACAAGGGTATATGTAATCTTTGATGGTAAAGGTGGTAGTAAACGCCGTCGCGACATATATCCAGAATACAAGGCAGGTAGAAAACCCGTGACAAGGTTGAATCGTGCCTATGATATGACGACAGAACAGGATGAAAAAGACTTAATGAAACGTGAGTTGGTGATTGTTGCCAAGTCACTGCTGTCTCTGCCCATCACAACGATTACTCTTGACCACGTTGAGGCTGACGATATTATGTCTTATATCGCAACTCATACTGCAGAACAGGGTGGTCAAAGTATTCTTTACTCAACCGATAAAGACTTTCTTCAGTTGGTCAATGAAAACATCACCATTTGGCATCCTATGAAAAAGAAGACCTATACAACAGACTTGGTATTGGAAGAACATAAGATACACCCCAATAACTTTCTGTTGTATAGGTCACTCATAGGTGACAACAGCGACAACATTTCTGGTATCAAAGGTATCGGAACAAAAACATTACTAAAACATATGCCTCAGTTTGCCGAAGAACAAAAGATTACTTTGGATGAATTGATGGATACAGCTAAAGCAAATAAATCAAAAGTTATGCAAAAGATTGTAGATAACAAAGATATCATTGAGCGTAATCTCTACTTGATGTCATTGGAATCTGCCAATATGAGTGATATAAATAAGATGAAGGTCTTGAATAGAATTAATGAGAGTGAAGTAATTCTTGACAAACCCGTCTTGACAAATCTCTTGGAAGAGTATAATATTCTACCAGCAATACAAAACTATAACTTTTGGTTGCAACAAACCTTTTTACCCTTGATGAGATTTAATGGTAGACTATAATGCTAATGTTGACAAACTCACAGACTTCGGACCCGCCTTTCAATCAAAGGTAATCGCATCACTTATTCGTAATGGGTCATTTCTTGCACAATCGTTTGACGTTATCAACCCTAACTTCTTTGATAGTAGTGCGTCCCAATGGATTGTATCAAAGATTGTTGATTATTATGTTGAATACAGAAAAAATCCTACAATGGAATTTTTCCGTGCAGAGTTTGGTGAG